CGCTTCCTTCGTCATTTTGAAAATCGTATCCACCAATCACTCCAAACTTTTCTAAGTTCTCCATGTCAGCAAACATATTCTTAAAAGAATCTATGACTGGTGTAAATCCTTCTTGTCCTAATGGCGCACCCGATGTAACGGCAGAAGATAAGGTATCTCTTAAAATATTTACAACAACAAAGCCCGGATCACGGGTTACAGTATCTCTAAGTAAAGAAGATGGCATAGCAATCATTTGCAAGAAACCATCCATGCCCACACCACCAACTGCCTGTATTCCTTCTAGCAATTCAATATCGTCAATTCGATAGTATTTCTTTTCACCATTTTCAAAAACAAATATCGTATCAAGACCAAGCTGTTCACCTGCTTTAAGTGGTCTTGCCATATCCATTGACTGAAAATCTCTTACTAATTTTGATAGCCCATCGTTTTTCATTGAGGCAGTTAGTATTGATAAAGAGTTTCTAGCTATTGCTTCAACAGGAGATATATCAAAGGCTTCTTCTGAGCCTTTAATCTTAATGCTCAATGGGTTATTAGGCAGTGAACCTGATGCAATGTTTGGTCCAGCTAAACCTTCATCCACCATATTTCTGTAGAAAGGATAATAACTAGAATGTTCTCTCCAAAGATTCGCTTGTTCTTTATCCAATAAACCTTTGGCTTCTGCAAAAGTAATGAGTTTATTATTCCAGTTCTGATAGTTCTGATAAACCTCAACAACCTCTGGAAACTCTGTCTCTATCTTTTGAATATACTCAAGGTCTTTAGAAGATACTGGTGTTACAACTTCTTTGCCTTGCTCATCAAAAGATTTTTTCCTTTTAAGGGTTGCATATATTTGAAAGATGCCTTCTTTGTTTATATTTGGATCACTGAATAATGGGGAAACAATATGTATCAAACCACCAGTAGATTCATTGCCATCAATAAAATCGTTATACTTAGTTTTAATTGGCATCCCTTCAGTGTTTGTTAAAGCGTTTTCTCCTTCAACAGTATCGGTAACATAGCCTCTTGTTAGCATCCCTTGAAAGATTCCTCTTGCTTTATCTGCCATTCTAAGTGCAGCCATCGTTGCAGTATCAGCAAGATTGTTTGCCCTTCTTACATCTTCGTTTGTCTCTATGCCTCTGAGGATTGCTTTATCAATCTTGTCCAGCTTGTCAATATAGTTTTGTCTAAAACTTCTAAATGTGTTCTTTATATTTGTAATAGGGTCAGAGGTGTATTCAATCATTCTTGCACCCCAAGACTGTTTAGGTGCAGTAACCCCTACTTTCTTACCAAGACCTTGATAGTCCTCTGGTAATTTAGCCTGTCCTTCATTAAAACCAGAAACATCTGCTGGAGGTTCTTTTGCTGTGGCATCTTCGTTATGTGTAACAGCAGCCTCTAATGCAACGTCTGAGGCATTTGCATTGTAAAGTGGTATCTCACCATTAGGAGTTGATTTGATTATCTCTTCGGCTCTCTCAACGGCTTCTATGCGTTTTTTCTTTTCACTTGTAGATGCAGTAGCAGAATCAAACCATGTTTCTTCCATTAACTCATACAGATTTGGATTAGTAATTGTTACTTGTCGCCTTTTATATCCATCAGGGTTAAAGTAAATTCTAAATTTATTGTCGCCTAAATCTTCAAAATATTTATCTTGATTTCTATTGTTATTAAATATTTCACTAGGTTTAATATTTCCAGAAAAATATTCTAAATATCCATTATCAATTAACACTCTTCTTGAAAGTGTTTCTGAAGAAGAAGTTAAAGGAACATTAGGAAAATAAAATCTATTAGGAAGAATACTGCCATCCTCTTGAACATATAGTTCTTCACCTACATATTCTTTAATTAAATCTTCTAAACTATCAGGATCATCTATAAAATCTTCTTCGTTCTTTAATCTATTCCTATTATCTCTAGCAATCCTTTGAACATCTTCTTCTGTTTTTCCGTAAGGATATATTTCTGGTTTACTATCATAGGTAGCTGACCTTTCAAATAAAGATAATTGACCAGTATCAGGTTGAAGTTCTTTCTTTTGCTGTATTAAATCTGCAACCTCACGATTAATACTGTCTCTTTCTGCCATAAGCCTTGAACGAGTTCTATCACTCATTTGCTCTGTGGCAAGTTCTCTTTCTCTTTTATATGCAGCATCTTGAAGAGATTGTATTCGTTGATCTATTTCACTTATTTCATCATCTATTCTTTCTCGTAAAATTAATTCCGTATCAGACTCTAAAGAACCAGCTCTTTCCAAACCTGCAACATCAATAAGAACAGATGAGTTTTGTAAGAAACCAGAAAGAACAGTATTTTCTTTTGGACTCATACCCAAATATTCTCTAATGCTATTTACAAATTTGCTCCAAAGCGTTTGATCTTTTGGTGTATATGGTATTTGTTCAAGGGTTTCTTGAAATGCCCTGTTGGTTAAACCAAAAGTTAAAAACTCACTAACATCTTGTTTTTCAGTTGTTCTTCTTTTTTGTTTTCCAAGTGTTTTATAATCAATATCATCTTTTATAAAATTTTTAAGTTCACCTTTTCTAAAATTAATCTGTAATTTTTGTACAGACAAAGCACTTTGTTTAAAGAAATTTAATTCTCCCCCAACAGGTTTATCTATTCCTACATAACTAACATTTGAATCAAAAAGGTATTCAATATATCTTTTCTCAAGACCATTTGAAGAATCATATCTTTTTTGAATTTTATCTCTTAATTCTTCAAGCTGTTGAGCAACTTCTGAATCTACTTCTGATCCATCCAAAGCAGTAAAATATTCACTACTAAGATCAGTCAAATCACTTTCTAAATTATTAAAATAATCTATCGTAAGTTTTTGTAATTCTTCTAAATTTTCATATAACTTTCTGGTTTTTCTATCAGAAATTTTTCCTTTTTGATATGCATACATAGAAGGAACTGTTACAGCATGAATGGCTTCATGTAGCATTGTTTCCCAATTTATACCATCTTCTGCTCTCCAATTTTTTGTATTCTTATTTCTTTTTGCAAGTGTTATTTTATTATAATAAGGAGTAAACATTCCTCTTGCATTAGACAACCCACCAATTTTAAAAGTTAATGGAGGAGACTCTTTTTCAAATTCTAAACCCTCTTTTGTTTTACCTCTAACCTTGTTTAATTTCTTTAATCTTTTTGCAGCATCTAAAACTTTAGAAGCAATCATTTTATAATCGTTGCTTGGAGCATAGTTTCTTAAAAACTCTATAAACTTAATACCATCTCCTCCGCTTGACATACCTTCTTTTTTAAGCAAGTCTAGTATTTCTTGTCTTTGAATCCTGTATTCACCCTCAGATAATTTATCTCTACTATAAACTTCACTAGGAATTGTTAATCCTGATGCTGTTCTTATTTCAATTGGTCTTATATCTTTTGGATTAGAAATAGGAGTTTTGATGGATACAACAGCATTGCCATTTTGATCCACTTCTTCTTCTATAAATGGTGCAATTGCCCTTGCTCTTGCAAAATCTTCAAACTCAAAACGAGATATATCTTTAAGCGTTCTTACTTTTCCTCTGGTTCTTGCTCCAATACGACCTTCTTCTATGGATTCAAATATCTCATTGACTGAATCAAAACCACTTCTTCGCATGGCTTGACCCATTGATTTAAAGAACTGATTAATCTTGCCAAATATTCCTTCTGCTCTTGGAGAGACATTTAAATTTTTACCTCTTGCAGAATACAGATTAGCAATAGCATCTTCTTGCAACATTAATTCTACTTCTTGATCTGTTGCACCAGCCGTTTTCATTTCTGAAATTAATCTACTGTTAAGCCCTCTGCTTCTCTCAAGAAAACTTTGGTTGGCATAATTTGGATCGTAGCTTTCTGGTACTTTAATTGATTTAACTTTTCTTTTGAGGAAGTTAAATTCTTTTTCGTTAATTAAATCTTTTTGCCTAAGTGCTGATACAACTTCTTTATCTATAATTTTTGTAATACGACTTTGTATCTCTGCATCTGTCGCCAATCCATCAGGGTTAATGGAATTAAGTGAAAGGAAAATAATGTCTGAGTTTTTATCGTACTGTGATTTTAATCCTTCAACCAATGTAGGATCATAAACAACATTGCCATCTCTCGTAACCAATGCAGAACTAGAAAGTATATCATCGCTTACAACAACACCAGTCTCTTTAAGACCAACACCATCAAGCATCTTCTTGGCTTCTCTTGCAAACTTATTAAGCCTTCCTTCTTCGATAGCTTGTGCAAAGTTAATACTTTTAGAAACAGCTTCTTCTGGTGGCAAATAGTTTTGTTGTTTGGTTGTTTCTTCCTCAACCATTTTGACAATAACTTCTTCTGGAAGTTTGCCTTCAGTCCTTAACCTTGCGCCATATTCTTGTGGTGTTTCGTTAAACCCTTCTGCCCTTCTTGCAATATCAAACTCAAAGTTATCTCTGAATTTATATTTTTTACCTTTCTTTTCAACTCGACCACTGTAAATTAAATCACTTAGGAACAATCTTAAATCGCTAGACTCTCCCTCTATTTCAGATTTAACTATATTATTTAATGTTTGATTACTTGTTTTCGATTTCTGCAAGTCATCAATTGTAAACTCAAGATTTTGTGATCGTGCTTCTGCAACAAAGTCAGCAACATCTTTTGCAGAATATCCTCTTGGTTCAAAAGAGGGCATCTCTGTTTTAATATTAAATGCTGGTAAAGAATGTAATCTTGCAACAACAAGCTCTCTTGCTTGTTTACTGGCTTTACGAATGGTTTCTGCTCCTGTTAATTGCTTAACAAAATAATTAAAAGCAGGGCTATCAACATCAAGATCAATATTTTTTGACTCAGCTAATTTCTTTATTGCTTTAATGGTTGTATTTATTTCTGACTTATCATCTCTGATTGAAGGCATACCTGCTTTTTCAGATGACTGCATAACTTCTTGACTAAGCCTTGAAAATAAAGTGTTCTGATCTCTTTTACTTAAATACCTACCCAAAAGATTTATGGGCAATGACTTACGTTCTCTCAATGGAGTTACATCAAATACCTCAGCAACATCTTTATCATAAATATCTATATACTCATCTAGGTTCTTTGCTTTCTTTTTAGCATTACTTGACTGGTCAAACTCATACAATGTTTTAATGTCAATGCTTGTAGTATTAGGGCTGTAAAGCATTGTACCAATCTTCATGGCTGCATTGCTTTGTGGTAAACCAAGAGAATACAGTGCATTTTCTATACGAGAATTAAGAACAGCGTTTTCTTGTTTTCTTTCTTCTTCTATTAATCTTTCGGTAACATCAAGTTCGCCTT